GCTGCTAATGATGTTACTGTCATTGCTAGAGTAGCTACAGGCTTTGAAGCACTAGAGAAACTACCTGAGTGGTATCAGTACTTGTTGTTTATTGCTATAAGTTCTAGCTTCGGTATTCGTGGTGCTAGTAAAATAATGGACATGAGGAAGTAACATGGAACTAGACCCATTAGCAAGTCCTTTCGATACACAAGAGGAAGACATCTTTACACTTGAGCAGCCACGGGTTTCTTCTCCTGTTGCTCCTTATCAAGGAGTTACTCGACAAGACTACGGTGTAGGTAAGCAGTATGAAACAACTGAAGAAGCTTTCAGCCAGCTGCCTTCTTACCTTAGCGGTCTTGAAGAGAATAGAGCAACTACTGACAAGAAATACAATCGTCTTAACTACGACCCTTCTGAGTTTGTTAGAGCAGGTTTTACTCCAACACCCGGAAGCGTTAGCAAGGGCGCAGCCTTAGATTCTACTATCGACTACCTAACTAAAAACAACATACCTTTGTCTAAAGAAGTAGATGGTCAGACACGTTACTTAACGACTGGCTTAGGTGCTGATGTCTACAGAGCAGATGAAAACTTTGACTACAAAGCAGGTAGCTACGAAGCACAAGGCCCAGTAGGTACATACAGCACAGTTCACGTTGGGCCTGATAATGTATTTGATAGTCCATTACTTAATGTTGTAGGTATGTTTATACCACAAGTAGCTCTAATGACTACAGCTTTAAAGGTAGCTGCCGGTGAAAAGATTACACCTATGGAAATAGTAGGTGCTAGTTTAGCTGGTCTTGAGTACGCAGGTACTATCAAAGCTCCTACAGGTGCAGCCGCTGGAGGCGTAGGGCCAGTAGATACACAAGGCGTTGGTTTGTTAGGCACTACTTATAAACAAACAGAAACACTGATGAAAGCAGCAGCAGCCGATAACTTAGAAGGTGGTGTTGTTCAGGTCTTTGCCCCTCAAGTTATTGACAGTGTTATGAGTAAGGTACCTTCTATTGAGCTACCGGAAACAGGATTGCCTGAAGACTTTGAAGCTGGTTTAGTTAAGACTGTAGAGAAGATGGCCGGTGGTGCTAGTTTTGATGATGCTATTAAGGCAGGTGGTATTGAGTTTATCAAAGAGGGTGGCTTTAAGCCTTTAGAAGGTGTCATTAAAGAAGCTGTCAAACCAATAGGTGAGATACTTGACCCTATTGCTGATGCACTTAAAACAGTAACTGAACCAACCAAAGAGTTTTTATCTGAAGCTAATCAGACAATCAGAGAAGAACTAAAGGGTTTTGATAAGGAAGTACTACAGCCAGTTACTCAGCCAATAGGCGATGCTCTTTCTGCTGCCGATACAGCCGTTAGAGACGCTTTACCAAGTTTTGGTAGCCTAGGTATAGACTTGCCTAACATTAGCTTAGGAATGCTTACAGGAGGTTCTACGCTATCCCCTACACGTACTACTGATGATATATTTAAAGAAGACTTGTTTAAGTTAAAAACTAAGATAGGGATTAGTCCAGTAGAGCAGTTGCTTAGACCACCAACACAACAACAACAGGAAGTAGTAGGGCTGTACGAAGACCCTTTTGCTAGTTCTTTTGACCAGAGGAATACATTTTAATTATGACTTACTTAGAAGCAGTAAACAAAGTATTGCGTAGGCTCAGGGAGGATGAGGTAGTATCTGTATCTTCTAATCCATACAGTAAGCTAATTGGTGAGCTGGTTAATGACGCTAAGCGTATCGTTGAGGATGCTTGGGATTGGTCGTCAATGCGTACTACGCTGACTGTAGACACCACTGCCGGTGTATTCAGCTACAACCTCGTAGGCTCAGGAACAGGCCTAAAGACTTTAGATGTCATCAACGACACAAGCAATGTGTTTATGAAACAGGCTACCTCGTCTTGGATGAACAACGTATTCCTTAATCAAGAGCCTCCGCAAAGTTCTCCTTGTTACTACGCTTGGAATGGTTTTAATAACGACGGTTACGCAGTAGTGGACATCTACCCTATTCCAGATAAGGTGTATAACCTACGCTTTAACGTAGTCAACAGAGACGCAGAGTTTACTAACGACACTGATGTCCTTAACGTGCCTTCAGCTGCTGTTGTTCAGTTTGCACAGGCTATGGCTATTGAAGAGCGCGGTGAGACAGGCGGCACATCCAGTAACTCTATGATGGGTTTAGCTAAAGCTACACTGTCCGACGCTATTGCACTGGACGCTGCTCGTTTCCCTTCAGAAACTATATGGACTAATGTATAATGGCACAACCACTACAGAATCTTTCAATCGCAGCTCCTGCTTTCTTTGGGCTGAACACGCAAGACTCTCCTGTAGGCTTGTCTCCTAACTTTGCTAAAATAGCTGACAACTGTGTAATTGATACTAACGGTCGTATTGGTGCTAGAAACGGCTACAAAGAAATTACTACTAACGGTGCAGCAGTTCTTGGCACAAGTGCAGGCATAGAGCACATACAAGAGTTTATTGCTTTTGACGGTACAGTAACTGTCTTCTCAATGGGTAACAACAAGATATTTACTGGTACTACAACTTTAACTCAGATAGCATTCCCCTCTGGTTATTCCTGTACTGCTAACAACTGGAAGACTGCTTCCTTTACCAACAAGGTGTACTTTTTTCAAGCAGGACATGCTCCTCTTAAGTTTACAGCAGGTGGTACTGCTCTTGAGTTAGTTCCTAATTCAGGTAGCACAGCGCCACCGCAAGGTGACGAACTGTTGGCGGGCTTTGGTAGATTATGGATTACCTCTGTAGTAAACGAAGACTATAAGATATACGGCAGTGCCTTACTTAACGGTGACGTATGGCATGGTTCTGGTAACTCTTGGCTTACTATTGATTTAACAACTGTATGGCCTCAAGGTTACGACTCAGTGGTTGCTCTTGCTGAACACAATGGATTCTTGGTTGTCTTCGGTAAGCGTTCCATTATACTTTACTCAAATGTTGTAGGTTTGGAAGGTGGAGCAGCTGCTTCGATAACACTGGCTGACACTATTGAAGGTGTAGGTTGTGTTGCTAGAGACTCTGTACAGTCAACTGGTTCTGACCTTTTGTTTTTGTCTAACCGTGGTGTAATGTCTCTTGGTCGCTTAATACAAGAAAAGTCAATACCCCTGCGTGACATAAGTAAGAATGTACGTACAGACTTAATGGCTCGTGTCAACGATGAGTTTGCTGCTGGTAACGAACATGCTATTAGAAGTGTCTACAGTGCTAAACATGCTTTCTACTTACTGACTTTACCTGAAGCAGCGCTTGTTTATTGTTTTGATGTTAGAGCGCCTTTAGAAGATGGTTCATTTAGAGTGACCACTTGGTCTGGCCTAGAACCTCTAGCTTTGTCTGTGTTTGCTGACGATTCACTTTACATGGGTAAGCCTACAGGCATCGCTAAATACGAAGGCTATGCAGACAACAATGCTCCTTATCAGATGAGCTACTTTAGTCATCCGCTAGATTGGGGCAACACCACTAACTTAAAGTTTCTTAAGAAGTTTAACGTAACTGTTATTGGTGGCGCTGGCGCATCTGCTGTTCTTAACTGGTCTTACGATTACTCTGACAACTTCTCTAAGCAAGAGTTTAGTTTTGAGGACGTAGTGAACGAAGGAGTCTATGGAGTAGGCGAGTACAACATCAGTGAATATTCAGGCGGTGTAACAGTACAATCTCCAAGAGTAAACACAACAGGCTCAGGCACAGAAGTAACCGTAGGCGTTGAGACAACAATCAACGGCAAACCTTTTTCAATACAAAAGATAGACATACATGCCTTACTAGGGAGATTCATCTAAATGGCTAATTATACAGTAACAACAAACTTCGGTTATAAGGATTCTTTGCTATCTGGTACTGCGGGTAAGTTAATCAAGGGTACTGAGTTCACAACTGAATTCAACAACATCGCTACAGCTGTGGCTACTAAGGCTGATACTACAACAGTGAATCTTAAAGCGAACACTGCTGACGTTTTACCCCTTACGGGTGGAACTTTAAGCGGCCCCTTAACGCTAAGACCTTCAGCGTCCGTTCATCCTGTTTTAAGTTTAGTGTCAAGCGACATTGACATTGTAGATAACGACGTTATTGGTAGTGTAACTTTTGGAGGTATAGATGCTAATACTAACCCACCTATTACAGCGTCAATTAAAGGAGAAGCTACAGGCACGTGGACAAGTTCGGGCTTTGGCACTGACTTAGTTTTTTCTGTAAGTGCTGGTAGTGTCTCAAATGGAACTAACGCAGAGCGTATGCGTATAACAAGCAGTGGAACGCAGTTTACAAATACTGGCGCTACCAACGCGCCCTTAATACATTTGTATAACGGTTCTCTTCTTGCCGGTAAAATAAACACACACCAGACAAGTGGGGACGGTTACTTTAGCATAGGTAATAAAGCGTCAGGCCTCCGGTTTATTGATTATCAATCAACTAGAAACATTACACCGTATAACGTAGAGTCCAACGTAGACTCAGACAACCTTATTAACTTAGGCGCTATTAACGCGCGTTTTGATGACATTTACGCTACCAACGCTACTATCCAGACATCTGACCAGAACGAGAAGCAAGACATAGCAGAGCTGTCTGAAGCAGAGACTCGTGTAGCTGTAGCTTGTAAAGGCTTGTTACGTAAGTTCCGTTGGAAGTCTGCTGTAGAAGCTAAAGGAGATGAAGCTAGAACTCACTTTGGTATTATAGCTCAAGACTTACAGGCTGCATTTGAAGCAGAAGGTCTTGACGCCGGTGACTACGCTATGTTCACAAGCAGCACTTGGACAAACGATGAAGGTGAAGAACAAACTAGACTAGGAGTTCGTTACGCTGAACTACTTGCATTTATTATTGGAGGTATTTAAACATGTCTAACGGATTAATGGATTTAGGTCAAAACCTAGTCAACACAGCAGGCAGTTACTACGCTGGAGAACAAGGTGTTGAAGGTGCTAGAGCAGCAGGCCAAGCTGGCTTAGCTGTTGGTGGTGAGATAGGTCAAACAGCGTCTGAAGCATCACAGTTCAAACCATACACTGTAACGAGTAACTTAGCTACAGCCACAACTACCCCTGAAGGGGGCTTAGGTGTCACCCTGTCTCCCGAAGAGCAGGCTAGACAGAACCAGTACCTCCAAGGAGCACAGGGTCTGTTAGGTGGTCTAGGCGTAGGCACAGAGCAAGCTACTACTGACCTATACAATCAGATTAGAGCAGCACAGGCTCCTGAAGAACTACGTAGACAACAAGCAATGAATGAAGGTTTGTTTGCTCGTGGTCGTGGCGGTATTACCAGTGGTCAGTACGGTGGAACCTCAGAGCAGTTTGCGTATGAGAAAGCAAGACAGGAAGCAATGCTTAATGCTCAGCTAGGTGCTAGGCAGCAAGTGGGTGCAGAGCAGCTTAGAAACCTACAGTTAGGTCAAGGCTTGCAGGAAGCTGGTTATAACCCACAAGCTCAAGCTCTAGGTTTATTCGGCGCTTCTGCTATACCAGCTCAAATGGCGGGACAGGGCCAGAGAGCAGGTGCAGAACTACAAGCACAGGCCTCTACAGCTGGTCTTGAAGGGTTTATTCGTGGCGAAGATAACGCAGCCAATTTGCGTGAAATACAGCTACAAAACCTGTTAAGCAGTGTAACTGGGTCAAGAGACCCACAAACAGGTCAAGTTGCTGGCGGTTTGTGGGATGTGGCTACTGACTGGTGGAATAATAGGAATACTGGTAGTGGTGGTGGTGGTAACTCTTATGCAGGTGAGCCTTATTATGACCCTAATGCCTATCATAATTACCAAAACGTTCCAGATTACCAAGACGTAGCTACTGGTATTGATTTAAGTAATTATAACGTATTAGACGATGCTAACTACTCGTAACTAGGAGAATAAAACAATGGCACAAACAGATTTAGCAGGTTTGCTCACAGGCATTACCCAAGCTCCTATTGACCCTATGGTCACATCCGGTAATCAAGCTCAAAGAGTTGCAAGAGCGCAGCAATACGGCACACAAATGCGTCAAGGCATAGGTGGTTTATTCAATACTGATACTAGGACTACAAAAGAGAAAGCTGACCAGATGATGGCTAAGCTCGATGTCACTAAAAAAGCTGACAGAGACCAGATGCTTAAGATTGTAGGTAATGTTAACCCACAGGCTGCTCCTGTTCTTAGGGCTAAGTTTGCACAGATGGATAAAGAGCGTGCAGTAGCCCAACAGAAACGAAACGCCCTTATTAAGTCAGCACAGAAGTTAGGGCTTACAGCCACCGTAGAATCTTTACAAGCGGGAGGAAGTTTAGAAGAAAGTCAAAAAACTATTTTTAAAGAGCAAGAGAGAACAATGGCAGGAAAAGGAGGGCGTAGAGGGAAGATAGCACTAGCTACTTCTAAAAACGTGTCTCCTGAACTTCTTGCTAAAATTAATAAGGGCGACTTTGATGAGATGTCCGACACTTTGTTTATTGAACAGCTTGCGGGTAAAAAAGCCAGTATTAAAGCGTTTGTACAGGAAGACGGGTCTATAGCTAGTCGGCGTGTAGATGAGCAAGCAAATGTCTGGAACCCTAATTCATCTAAATGGGAATCTCCTATGAGCTTAGGTTTAAAGCCTGCGCCTACTGTTACTAAACAGCTTAGTGCGGCTGACGGTATTACTTCTAAGTTGACAGATGCTATGACTACTAACTTTCTAGCTTTAAACGAACAAGCAGGAATAGCTGAAAAAATATTAAAAATAAACGCGGACAGTATGGCTGTTCTTGATAAAGGCATTGTCTCTGGCTTTACTGCTCCTATACAACTAGAGTTATTACGAATAGGGAAACTGGCGGGCGTTCTTCCTCAAGACATGGAAGATAAAGTAGCGGCTACTGAGTTGTTTTTAATTAATCGGGCTAAGCAGGTACTTCCTTTAATTGGCCAGTTAGGTTCCGGCACCGCTATTTCAGATAGTGATAGAAAGTTTATTGAAAAAATTGTAGCTGGCGATATCGGTTTAAATAAAAACACCATTATGGAAGTCATCCGTATTGAAAGTCAATACGCTAGTGACGCTATTAATAAGAACAACACAGCTTTAGATACGCTTAATAAAGTACAAGGAACTACTTTAGACCCTGCTGTTTATGAAAGTTTATACATACAGCCTCCGGAGCAAACGAACACACAGCAAATGTATAGCACAGGCGCTGCAAGTTATATTGAAAGAATTAAACAGCAATAAGGAGCTTGATTATGGAACCAACTTTAGAAGAATTGAACGCCGCTATCCTTCTTGCTGACAGTGAAGGAGACGCTGCCGTTGTAGAAGAACTTGTTGCTGCTGCACAGCTACTAGAAACAAGACAACAAGCTTCTCAAGGCTATCAACCTACTGATTATAATATAGGTCAAGCTGCAATAGAAGGGGCTGGTGACGTTGTTGAAGGTATTAAACAGTTCCCACAAAAAGCGTTAGAGCAAACAGCAAAAACTTTTGCTTTAGGAGGAAGCTCAGGACAGCTTTTACCGCAGATAGCGGGTGCTGCTGTCGAGTCTTATATTTTAAACCCTATTTCAGAAGCTCTTAAAGTAGCTGGAAAAGGTATATTGGAGCTGACGCCCGATAGTAAAGAAAAACAAATAGCAGACACTGTTACTAACACCCTTACTCCTTTGTTAGACACACCTTTAGCTGAAGTAGGCATAGAGGCTGCAAAAACAGGTATACGTGGTTGGACAGCTTTTTCACAGAATAATCCTGTTCAAGCAGACACCCTTAAAGGTCTCTTTCAGGTAGCTGAGGTGTATAAACCACCTATGCTACGTAATCCTGTACCTTATGCCTCCAGTGCTTTACGTAAGAAAGGAATAGAGCTTCAAAAAAGTGCAAGGGCCGAAACACTAGGAGAAAAAAAGGACGGCCTTGAAGAAGTTATAACGCCCCTCAAAACCGCTAAAAGCAAAAAAGAACGTCAAGAACAAATGTATACTGACGAAAAAGGAACAACACGTTACAGGCGCACCTTGCAGGACGAAGACGCTATAAATACTTTGATGAAAACAAAAGTGTCTCCTAGAAATAGTAATCAAAAAAATCAAGATATTGTAACTAAAGAGATTGAAGAAAGGGGTTCTCGTTTATCTACTGAACTAAAAGAATACGATTGGGTCAAGCTAGACAGACAGGAAGTAAGGAAAGACATGAGAAAAATTGTTAATGACATGTTAGACCCTACTACAGGCAACCCCGCATTAGCGGGAGAAACACAGGCTAAGACGGCTAAAATGTTGTTTACTTGGGTAGACGGTCAATTAGGCAGCGGCGACATTACCCCTGCGCGGCTACACGCTCTCCGAAAAGAATTTGATTCTTATATTAGAAAAACAAAAAGCCGCTCTGCTTTAGAAGGAAATGAGACTGCGTTTGCTGTTTCTCAGAAGGCAGTGAGAGACTACCTTAACTCAAAAATAATTGACTCTACCCCCTTATTGGAGACACAAGAAAAACTTAAAGACCTTCATCAGCTATATCGAACTAAAGATGTACTTAAGGAGAAGGCCGCAGAAGACGCTAATACGGCAATGGGCCGTACCTTGCAGAACATCCAAAGAGTAACAGACACTACGCTACCTAAATCTCCTCTGGGTAAAGTTGTAACAATAGGCGCTGTTGGTTCTTTTGCGTTCAGTGAAGCGCTTCAGAGTATCCTACCTTTTGCAACCACAGCTACAGTGCTTGGAGGGCTTGGCTATGCTGTGTATCGTGGAAGTGTCAGCCCACAACTTAGAAAGCACATCGGCAAAACGCTAGTAACAATGGATAAAATCTCTAAAAACACAAAGTCAAAAGAAATGAGAGAAGCTTTGGCTTTAGATAGAGCTGCTTTAGTTGAAGTAATGAAATTACCTACAGCAGACGTAGAAGATTTAACAAAAGAAGAGCAGGAATTTGAGTATCCTGAAATACCTTTAAGATGAGGAATAAAAAAGGGGCCACTTAAGGCCCCTTAGTTTTACTACACTTTTACGTACCAATAAATGCTAATTCACTACACTTATTGCACCCTAAACTATCTCACATGCTCCCCCAGTACACGCTAACTCCTGAGAGCCTGTTGTATTATCTTCCTTCTCGAAGTAGATTAGGTCATTCCAATTAACACCTTGTGGCATAGCTGCTAGTAACTCCTCGTACTTCTCAGCAGTGATGTCCTCATAAGGAGCTTGCTGATACGTATGGTCACTTACAGGCAACAAACTAATACCACTACAGATGTCAAAGTTATCCCATATCCACTGTGCTACTTGCAGGAACTCGCTGTCTGTGTAGTATACAGTGATACTTGGCTTATGCTCACACCAATGATTCTGGTAAGTCTTCCAAAGTGCTAACTGCTCCATAGCTCCTACCATCTTCACTGTCGTACTGCCTTTCGGTGCTTTGACAGGGAAACCAAACACTAACGATGACTCTGACATAACATCCTGCTCTACGGGGAACCCTGCTGCTGACATGAAGGCTGC